CTACATGCAATAGTTATAAGAATACTTACAAGCTCAATTAATATTATCAAAGTCAAGCCTATCTAAAGGAGTTGGAGCCGTAAGTTTTGCACCGCAAGAATGACATTTAACGGTAGTGGAATATAAAACAATTTCATAATCTTCAAATACGGCAAGTAGCTCAAAAGTTTTTTCGCCACATGGACAGGCATGAGTAGGCATACCAGTATAATCTGGTACACTTATGCTTTGCTTAGCTCGGCTTAAAAGCCTCGCCAATACACCCTTGCTGAACACGAACAGGAGTCTAATTCTGTTTTTTTATTTTGTCAAATTGTAAATTTATCGGCGTGTCGCATACAATAGAGCAGACATTGTGTAGTAATCTCCCCTATTGAAAGGAGAAACATGACACTAGAACAAGTAACAGGTAAGGACTATGTTAGCCACTCTGCCCTAAATACATGGCTCAGTTGTGGTTGGCAGTTTTACCTATCTCGTATACAACACGTTCCTGAACAGCCTTCATATTGGTTAGCAGGCGGTAAAGCAGTTCATGAAACTACAGAACTGTATGACCGTTTATACTTTAACTCTGACAAAGAGCCAAGCTTTTCCTCTACTTTTGCTTTCACAGAAGCATGGGAAAGAAACTACAAAGAATCTGATAATGGTATGGAGTGGCGTGCAGGTGGCAGAGCTACCAAAGCTAATCCTAACAAAGAAGATAAATCTTGGTGGTTGTCAGAGGGTCCACGTATGGTTGACCTATGGGTACAATTTAGAAACGACAGTGGTTTCAAAATGTTTAAACTTCCTGATGGAAGTGAAGCTATTGAAACAGAACTTAATCAAGATATTAAGGGCGTAAAGTTAAAAGCGTTCCTTGATAGGCTTATGGTTGCCCCAACGGGTGAGTTAATCGTAGTTGATATTAAGACAAGTTCGCAAGAACCTGCAGCTCTTACTCAGCTTGGCATTTACTCTATTCTTGTTGAGAAAACTTTTGGTATTAGACCTTCACTTGGCTCATACTTTATGGCTCGCACAGGGGAGTTAACAACCCCTAAATCTTTAGACCGATACACAGAAGAACGTATTGGTTCATGGGCAAAAGGTTTTGAAATTGCCATAGAAAATAAAATCTTTATTCCACAAGTAAGTTTTATGTGTGGCACTTGTTCAGTAAATGCAGCGTGCTATGCAGTTGGCGGTAAAGATTCTCACCTCTACCCAGAAATAACTATAGGAGAAAATAAATGAGTACTACAGAAGCAGCAATTCAAATTAATTTTAAGACTAAGCGTGATGGAATGTTGATTAACCTACGCGCTAACGATGCCATTGAACTTGATGGTTTACTCAATGCAATCACTGAGCGTTTAGCTACATTGGTTGATTTGGAAACAACAGTTGAATCGTTTGCATCAAATGCACAGGTTGCACCACAATCTATTCCTTCGGTAATTACTGATGCGTTTCCTTCTACAAAGGTTGTTTCTGAAACACAATTTGTTTCTCATCCACCAGCGATGCAGAATAACCCTCAAGTACAGGGTTATACTCCACAAAAGCCTGCACCATTTTGCACCTGCGGTGCCGGTGCAATGCGTTTGGTACCAGCAGGTATTGCTAAAGCAACTGGTCGCCCATACAAGGGTTTCTATGCTTGCCCACAGCCACAAGGACAAGCCTGCCCTAACAAAATACCTGCATAACTCATGCACTTACTTAGCCGTGCTATTAAAACAGCATCTCAAGGGGGTGCAATACTTCCTACAGTATGGCAATCCCTTGCTGCTCAACAAATAGCGATTCGCTACGGTGAAGTAAGCATGATTGCTGGACCGCCAGGGGCAGGTAAGTCAACACTTGCCTTGTCCTTGGCAGTCAAAGCAAAGGTGCCTACTCTATACATTTCTGCGGATACACATTCCCACACAATGAGCTTACGTCTGCTTGCTTTACTAACAGGAAAGCATCAATCAGAGGTTGAGCCTATGATGGAACTTGACAGGCAATGGGCAGCACAAATGCTTAAACCTGCAGACCATATTATGTGGGAGTTTGATTCGTCACCTACGCTAAAAGATATTGAAGATGCAGTACTTGCATCACGCGAGCGCTTGGGTGAAGATGTACGTTTAATCGTATTGGACAATGCCGTTGATGTAACCATGGATTCGCAAGATGAATGGGGCGGTTTGCGTACACTTATGAAAGAACTTAAATGGTGGGCTAGGGAAACAGGTGCAGCAGTTGTTGTGTGTCACCACACTAGCGAAGCAGTACAAGGCAACCCATGCCCACCACAAAAATCATTGCACGGAAAAGTTGCACAGACACCTAGCCTTATTCTTACTGTTCATAATCAAGTAACAACGATGGGTGTATGTGCAGTTAAAAATCGGTATGGACCAGCAGATGCAACTGGTGGTAGCCCAGTGTGGTTATCCTACGAGCCAGCTTCCATGCAGATACAAGATGTAATTTTATACGAATCAACACCAATGTTCTAAGGATGAATATGACTAAGAGAAGTTCTGATTGGGAATTAAGAGTAGCTGAGAATAGTGGAGAAGTTTCAGTTGCATCAGTACCTGATGGAGTAATTAAAGTTCCAGTAGCTCCACTTAATATAGATGTTAAGGCTCAACTATTAATTGCTGCACCTAAAACACTTACATACACCGTTGGTTGGAGGGCACTTGTTTGGCAAAATAAAGAAACTAATCAGTTTCAAGACTTATCGGATGAAGAATACGCCGAATGGCTCACATCTGGAGATATTAAAGACATCCCAGATAACGAAAGCGTTGAACAAATTGAATCTTCCACAGGAAATGAAGGACAAGATTAGTTCTGAATTACCAATACTGATTGATGCAATTAATGATTTAAACGAAAAGGTGTATAACCCTAATCAAATATGGTTAGAGTCAATACAGTTTGCCGATTACGTTGGTCAACTAGCAGGGCACATGAATGAGTGTGGTGCAGAAGATTGCAATGCAGAACTTACATCACAGCTATTAGAAATGAGCCACGCATTTAAACAAATGGGAGAGAACGCATTGAACGTTCTTGATGAAATGGATGGTAATGATTGTGGCGCGTAGCAAAGAAACTCTATCTATTGGTTGGTGCGACAACGGTATGACTGATGGCAAGTTTACAGAAGGTTTGCTTTATAGCACGCTGACTGGCCCATCTAAGGGTGTCTATGTACATAATGCTATCCGTGTTGCAGGCAACCAAATAGGTCGCCAACGTCAAGCCCTGCTTGATATGTGGTATGACAATATAAAAACTGATTGGTTGCTTTGGGTTGACTCTGACATTGTGCTAACTGCAGATGTTCTTGCTTTATTATGGAAAACAGTTGATAAAGATACTAAACCAATTCTTTGTGGTACTTACTTTATTTCTAAAGAATCGGAAAAAACTTTAATGCAACCTTTTCCTGCTCTTTTTAATGAGGCAGAAGGTGGGCGCAGTTTAAACAAAATTCAATTCTTGCACCCAGTTCCTAAGAATCAAGTAGTAAAGATAGATGTTGCTGGCTTAGGTTTGTGCATGATGCACCGAAGCGTAGTTAAAAAGTTACGCGATAAGTTTGGCAATCAATCTATGTTTGCTGAGGTTGAAGGCATCGGTGATGAGTTCATTGGTGAAGATGTTGTTTTCTTTAGAAAAGTTAAAGATGCTGGCATCCAACTCTATGCTCATACGGGCGCTCTTGTAAAACACATGAAGCGCTTTGCCTTTGACGAAAATTATTATGGTATGTATTGGGAAACAGCAACACGTGTAGCAGCAGAAGAAGCTGCGGAAGCAGCAGAAGCGGAGGCTAAAGATGCCAACACAGCAAGCGAGCAACAAGCGTAGAGGTGCAGCGTTTGAAATTGAACTTGCCGATTGGTTTATCAATCAAGGTTTAAACGCACAACGCCTACCCCGTGCTGGTAGAAATGACATCGGTGATGTATTTCTACCAGCTAACAATGACATTTATGTTATCGAAGCCAAGGCACCACGGCGTGATGGCAAGATTGATTTATCAGGATGGCTACGTGAAGCTGACCTTGAAGCTGATAACTATAAGAAAGCTAAGAACCTAGCATCAACACCTACTCCATTGGTAATTATCAAGGCACCAAACAAGGGAATTGAGGATGCTTATGTAGTGCAAAGGCTGAGTGATGTTATCGCCAAACTCTAAACATGACATTGTGAAAGTACTGGAGCACTATGGATTTGATATACCCCATGACAAGCGTGGTTGGTTTACGTTGCGTTGTGCTTTTCATGGGGATAGAGTTAAGTCTGCACGTTTAAACATTAGTAATGGGGGCTTTCGTTGTTTCGGTTGCGAAATGTCAGGCGATGTGTATTCACTTATTATGAAAAAAGAAGGAGTCAATTTCAATGAGGCTAAGCAAATCGCAGAGGGAATTACTGGAGAAAGCAACGGAGAATTACGAAACAAATCTAACAGAAATACTTCCGTATCTGGAGAGCAGAGGTATCACGGAACAGACAGCACGTATGTTTCGCCTCGGCTACGTAAAGGAACCTGAGATTGGACATGAGCCTTACCTTGGCAAGTTGGCAATCCCATACCTTACGCCGTCAGGAGTCATTGACATACGTTTTCGTAGTTTAAACAGCGACGGTGGGCCTAAGTATATGTCTAGACCAGGAGCTACTACTCATATCTTTAATGTTGATGCACTAAATAATGATTCGGATTTCCTTGCAATATGTGAAGGTGAATTAGATACAGTAATTGCTACACAAGCTGGCTTCAATGCAGTTGGTTTGCCTGGAGCTAATAACTGGAAAGGCTTTTACGCACGTGTGCTTGCTGACTACACAAAGATAATCTTGCTATGTGATGGTGACAATGCAGGGCGTGAGATGGCAAAGAACTTGAGTAAAGAACTAGAGAATGTATTCCCAGTGTTCATGCCTGAGGGTCAAGATGTAAATGATATTTACCTTGCCGAAGGTGCGGATGGTTTACGCAAACGAGCTGGTGTTTAAACATGGTTAAACACTCAGCGTTCGATTTAGATTTTGGATACGGGCGCAAAGGCGAAAAGCTAGTTGAGGAATTATTAACCGAAGGTAAGACTGTTGAAGTTAAGCGAGATAGAAAATGGTGGGTAACTAATAACCTATACATTGAAGTTGAGTGTTGGTTTATGAAGTCGAAGTCTTGGGAACCGTCAGGAATTATGGTAACTGAGGCTTCATATTGGGCGTTTGTACTAGAAAAGGGTGTACTTATGGTACCCACTACGCACGTAATGTATGCCATTAAAGAGTTTGGTCGTGAGATTACTTGCGATATTCCTCCAAATAAAAGCAAGGGTTATTTAATTACTGTAGATGATTTACTTATGGCTATGAGAAAGTTAAAAAGTGAACCAGTTAATTGATGATAAAGAACCTATGTGGGAAACTGTTTATACAGTGGCTCGCTTAGCTGCTGTACGTTGTGTACGTATCCATCGCAATCTTGTATCTGTGGATGATGTGTTCCAACACTTGAACCTATGGGCGCTGGAACACTGGCACAAAATAGAAGAATGGCAACACCAGGATTCATTAGTGTTTAAACTTAAACGTACATTCAATAATGAATCTCAGAAGTTTGTTGCTAAGGAGCGTGCTTACAGAACCAAGTCAGTTCCATCTGATGCTTTCTATTACACCCATGAAATCTTGCAGGAGTTACTTAAAGATGTATGGGTATACGAACAATGGGTACAAAGTTCATCACCAAATGATGCTGAATTTATTAGCAAATCAAGCAAGCCAAGTGAGGGCATGAATCGTGAGGCTATGTTATCTGATGTAAGTGTTGCACTTAATCGTTTAAACGAACAAGATAGATTGTTGTTGCATCGTAGGTTTGCAAATGGTGGAACAGATATTGATGCTTTGGCTATTGAGTATTCCATTAGTGATGAAGCTGTTCGCAAAAGAATTAGCCGTTCGCTAGGGAAATTGCAAGATAGATTAGGTGGCGAACAGCCACAATGGAATAACCGTAGATACAATAAACCAGATAAGGAAACAAATAACAATGATTAAACACCAACCAATGAAACCTTGGAACTGGTTAGGGTTGCCTCTGTATTACTTTGGATTATATTTAAACGATATTGGTTATTACATTCACCTGGCAGGCGATAAGATTATATGGTTTAAACGTAAATGAGTGGGCAAAATAATACCCAAATAGGTATAACAGTACCCATTGACATGACACACGATGAATTGTTGGCAAAGTTACTTGTAACAGATAAAACCAATATGAATTTGGAAGTAATAAAATGGCAATTAGCGTTATATGCAGTAGTGGAGTTGCATAAGCCAGAGACACATGACCCTGAAACAGTTGGTTTATATTGCGACCATTGCAGTTATGCAATTACTGAACCGTACCCCTGCCCTACCATTCAAGCCATAGAGAAGGAGTTAAAATGATTATCGGATTAAGTGGATACGCACAATCAGGTAAAGATACAGTAGCTGAATTGTTGTGCGTTGATTATAAGTTTCACCGTCGCTCTTTTGCTGACCCAATTCGTGAGGCTATCTACCGTTTAAATCCTTACATAATTAACGATGGTTTAAACGATGGCAGTTGGCGTGTAGCTGATGATGTTGATGAGCATGGGTGGGAGATGGCTAAGCAACACCCCGAAGTGCGTAGATTGATGCAAGTATTTGGCACCGAGATTGGTCGCAAAATGTTTGGTGAAAACTTTTGGGTTGATATTGCTTTAGCTGGTTTAAACAGTAACCAACGTGTTGTTATAGCTGATGTTCGTTTTCCTAATGAAGCTGATGCAATTAAAAATTTAGGTGGTCAAGTCTGGCGCATAAATAGATTAGGTAATAGTGCAGTTAATAATCATTCATCTGAACACGCTATGGATAACTACTTGTTTAATCATGTTATTTATAACAACGAAACCATAGAAGAATTAAGTGTTGATGTATTTATGTTGGCTAATAAACTTAACTTAAATTAGTTATGAAAATAAGGAAGCCCCTCAAGGACTGGAACTTGAGGGGCTTTCGTATGGGCACCTACTCTACGCTTCCCCTTCATAAAGGAGATGCCCAATAGATAAATCATACCATACTATTCTCGCATTTTGTCATATCTCATGCCAGTTTGTGGGTCAATGGCTACCCAACCTCTCTTGGTGCGCTCTATTGCCCTGCGACTGGGTGTTAAACCGCCCCAAATACCGAAGCGTTCGTGGGCTAAGCCCCATTCTAGGCACATGAGCATGACTGGACACTCCACGCACATAGAGGCAAATACTTTTTCCTCTGATGGCGTAAAGATATTCTTATCAGGATAAAATAACTCAGTGTCTAAACCTTTACATAAGGCTTGGTTAGTTATTTTAAAATTCCATTTAAGTTTAAACGCTTTAAGGATTTTCTTACCGTGTAATGGCACGTCCTTTTCAAATTCAATCTTATGCCATTCGGGTCTAGTGTATTTCTGTTCTGACATAACCTTCTCCAATCATATAGTTAAGTAAACATTCAAGTAACGCTTCAACCTTTACAGGTCTTAACGTTGGTGGTTGCATATCCTCTGTTGAGAATGTCATGTGTGAATTTATAAGATGAATAGTTAATTCTTCAATCAAATAGGGATTCATTAGTACCATCCTTTGGCTAGGTGGTGGGCGTATGCTCTACATATTCCCCCAATTTTTCCGTAATGTCTATCAATATATTTCAAGCCAGCATTTACCTGTTTAAACCCATTCTTGGTGGGTTTAATCTTTAAAATTTTCCACGTGCTAGGTAACAGTTGCGCTATGCCTGAGGCGTTTGACAATTTGTTCGTAGCGTTAGGTTGCCAACGAGATTCACGCATCCACAATTCATAGAGACATGAGTACTGCTCCAGCTCATTATCTTTAATCAATTCTCCAATGGCATAGTGTTGGTATTCGTTGTTATAGTAGGCAATCACTTCAAATTTTGGTGGCTGTATCACTGGCGCAGGTTGGTGTGTTATTACCAATGCAGCACCTAATGCTGCTGACGTTGCGAACCATGTACACGCACTCAAATTTATTCGGCTGCCATACGTAGTATTTTTTTTCATAGTAAACCAGTCCTTAAGTTAAGTTAATAACGGTTGGCGTTACTGTTTTAGTGTGCCATAGTTAATAAATAATGTCAAGAAAATTTTACAAAAAAAAAAAAATGTAGCAATCTGTACTAGGCGTTGGTTTAAAAAATTTATAGCAATCTGTACTAGGCGTTGGTTCAATACCAAATTCAAAAATTGAACTTTTAAAATTGTTGCTGCAAAATTTTTGTTTAAACAGTTATGACATCCGGCCTGGCGCGTTACTGTTTAAACAGTTGCAACCTTAAGCCCATCTGGTTGAAATTAAAATAGCCTCAAGCGCTAAGGCTTGAGGCTATTAGTTAAGCGTTTAGAATAGGTGAGTGTCATAATAGCCAGAGTGTTCTGTCTTGCTATCCCACTCACCATTATCCCACTGCTGCCACATGTCGCCCGTCTCAGTGTATAGAGGCGAGTACTTGCGCCAGTTATATTTAATCGCTGGTGTTCTATGAGGCGTGAATTTTAGGTAATCTAGAATCTTTCCGTTACGTACCTTAAAATACTCTCCCTCATCTGCCGAATGTTCCCAGTCTAGGGAAGTATCAAGCATGACGGCAGCGTTTAAAATAGTTTCACGGGTTGAGCCATAGACTAGCGAGCCTGTTCGTGTCTGCCCTATCCATAACGGGGAAGAATTGACACGCGCTAGGTGTAGCGTGTTACTCCTGCCCTGTTCTATCCACGCGAGCGCTGCCGTGCCCTGTAAGCGTGGCAGCAGCTCGACAATAGGTGCATCACCGAACGCGATTAGGGCAGCGATAGCCTCGCTGTCTACTTGCGCGTGACGTTTAACCTTAAGCTCCTTGAATAGTTCCCTGTCATTATTCACGTGTCCATTATGCGTTAGCACAATTTTACCGCGTGGGATAGGGTGGTTATTCTGGTTCACTTGAGGCGTGCCCTTAGTGGCGAAACGAGTGTGCAAGATAGCTGTGGTTGCATCTAAGCACGCACGCCGACCCGTTTCTGTTTTAATGAATTTAGAGGCAGACATAGCAGCCTTACTGATAACTCTGTTACCTGTTGCCGCGTTAATCCATGCCGCGCCCGTGGCGTGCTGTCCTCGATGTTCAATATCGAGCAGCATCTGAGCTGTTAAGCCTGTCTGGTTGCTGTTATGTTCTTTACTGTTTAGGCAGTATCCTGCAATTCCACACATAATATAAGTCTCCTGTCTATTTAGTTAAGCGCTAATTTTAGCACGCTTGAGCGTGAAAGTGAAACAGCCTAAGCACTTAAGCGCTTAGGCTGTAACTGTTTAAACGTGTTACCGATAGCACTCTGTCATAGTTCCCCAACAGTAGCCAGCATCCGTGAACCATAGATGAACAGCAACCTGGAACAGACACCATAGCGCGAGCGCTGCAACCATCCCCAACGCGAACCATCCCCTATTAGTGAGTTTCATTTAGTTATTCTCCAGTCATTTAAACAGGTTAGGGAGTTTCCCTAACCTAGTGCGTGCCGTGGGAATCGCACCCACGCTAACCCACTAGGGGCACGCTGCCACTTAGCCGTTTAGCTCAGTAGCTCGCTGCTTGAGATATTCTGCCGTAGGCGTGTCTAGCGTGTTCGCTGCCGTCAGTGTTTCGAGTATCTCGAAACAGTCTAGTAACTTGCTGCCAGTACCTGCCGATAGCGTGCCTCCATTAAGTGAGAAACTCGCTAGAGACTCGCAGAATTTCGCCCATGCCTCAATTTTCTTGCCGTTGAGGGTGCCGTGATGGAGTCGAAATTCTATAGTGCCGTGCCTATCGTAGCTGTTCAAGTTTAAGGACATGAACCGCCCAGTTGAGACAGCGTTGTTGTTGATGTGATTATTTCTAATCGTTTCTCCCCAGTAATCTATGTCTCGCTCACTTAGTGAGTGGAGACAGTAGCGATTACTTAGGCGAGACTTAGCAACCAGCGCACCTATTCCATTAGCTGCCGTGTACCAGTTATGCACCAGTGCAGCGATAGCGTTTACGCCATAGTAATCGGCTCCTAAGTGGACATGATAGCCAGTCTGTTTATTTACAGTTGCACCAGCACGGGCGAGCGCACGGGCTGCCGTGAGTGTTTCGTTTAGTGTTCCATCGTTGAGGATGGGAGACACTGCCTCTGCATCCACTCCATTAGTACCATCTGGCTTACACTCCCACGCTAAGCCTGCCCTATCAAGGGCAGCTTGAGCCGTGCCAATACCTATGCTCGATGTTTCAAGCTCGATGCCGTAAGTTTTCATTAGTTCTCCAGTCTAAGTGTTGCGTGACATACAGGGCAGCATGGGCAGCCATACGAATTAGCTGTCCTGCTTGATATTCTGACAATATAGGCAGCGTGAGCGTTTCCGTTCATGCTGTCTCCGTAGCATACAGCCTTAAGGAGTCGCGTACTCTGCTTAGTGGCACTATCTAGTACCTCTAACCTAGCGTGCGGATACTCCCCGACACTATCTAGGGCAGCTAGTGCCCATGATGGCAGCCTGTCCAGTGGCTTAGCCACTGCTGGCGCGTTATCTCGCCAGTCTCCCACGTGAGCGAGCTTCAACAGTGGCAGCAGCAGTGCTGCCACTGTCTCTCCTCCCTCGATGGTAGGGGAAATGAATATCTCTGCCGTGAAGTCCTCAGAGGCTGTTGGAGGGATAACGGCAGCAGGGATGACCTTGCGACCGCTATACGGAGGGAATCCGCATGATAGGCGAATAGTTGCCTCCTCTGCTCCTCCATGTCCTCCTATGCTGCTCAGAATTTCATCCTTAACAGTGCTAGCGAATTTCGCCAGCCATGTTTCTCTGTTCATGTTTACCAGTCCTTCTAATCGTTTAAACAGCTTGAAAGTCTCAAGCTGCAAGAGGCATCTAACCAGTTACGCATGAACAGAAGGTGAATACCAAATAAACAGTTGGTGAACAGTTGGTGAATAATTAAACAGCAGCGTTTAAACAGTTGCGTTTAAACAGTTGGGATGGCGTGGCGTGGGGTTGCGTTGCTTGCCGTTTAAACAGAGTAGCAGCCTCAACAGCAGCCAGCAGCAGCAGCACGCTTAGCACTCCTAGCACGCTCATCCCATGCCTAGCGTTTAAACAGCTCATGCAAGTTGGGGAGCAAACGCGAGTGAAGCGACCCAGGGTTTTTAAATGTGCGTGTGTGTATGTGTGTGTGTCTCTACCTACATAACTTTGATAGGTATGGGGTCAATATGCACTCTGACCTGCACTTATACCTACGCTATAAAATGTGTTGCATATCACAAAAATAAATAGCAATAAAATGTCCAATAGCAACCTTCTGGACACCTAATAGTATATGTAGGGCAAAATAATGGTCGCCCTACAGCAAAGCATTAGGAACGCTTGAAAAGCGTTCCCCTAGTAATTGCCCTAACCTACGGTTTTCGCCTTAGGGCTTCAACCTACGGTTAGGAAAGGAAAACTGCAATGCTCTACATATTGTCGCATTGCTAGTACGCCTATGGAAAGAAAAAGAGCTACAGCAGCATCACAAAAATCTGATGCTATTAAAAAGCAAGTTATTGAATTACTTATGCAAGGTAAGTCTGTTCAACAGGCTATGGATACCGTTGGCAGAAGTGTTAAGACTTATGAGTACTACCGCAAGACTGATGCTCATTTTGCTTTAAACATAGACAAGCTAAGAGCATTGACCGCCCGTGGTGAAATAGGCGGTCCGACCGAAGCCGTACCGCCATTTGAAATTTTTTCGCAAAAGTATTTAGGGGTAGATGTATTTGAACATCAACGCCACTGGATTGATTTATTAGAATCTAGAACGCCTACGGACATTCATCCTTCTATTATTTACGAACCTGGGGATAAAGATTTACTTATTGTAAACACCCCACCAGAACACGCAAAGTCTACGACCATTACGGTTAACTATGCTGTATACCGGATTTGCCAAAACCCTAACATCCGCATAATGGTTGTTTCTAAAACACAGGCTATGGCGCAAAAGTTCCTGCTCTCCATAAAGAACAGACTCACCCATCCTCGTTATCAGGATTTACACCTCGCCTTTGGACCTCCAGGCGGTTTTGAAAAAAACTCTGATTCGTGGAAGCAGGACTTAATTTACCTATCGTCAGAGTCACGCGACTCAGGCGAAAAAGACCCCACCGTACAGGCTGTTGGTATACGGGGTCATATTTATGGTGCACGTGCCGACTTAATCATAATGGATGACTGTGTTGACCACACCAACGCCCATGAGTATGAAAAACAAATTGACTGGATTCAATCAGAAGTTATGTCACGTATTGACTACGATGGCGGTAAGTTATTGGTTGTAGGCACTCGCCTACGTCCAAAAGATTTATATTCAGAACTACGCGACCCAATGCGTTACCCAGATGAAACTTCCCCTTGGACTTATTTTGCTCAGCCAGCCGTTCTTGAGTTTGCTGAAGAAAACAAAGACTGGGTAACGCTGTGGCCCAAAACCAATATGGCTCCCGTTTCTGGTAACGGTACACCAGATGAAAATGGTTTATACGATAAATGGAACGGTGAGGCATTAGCCAAAAAACGTGGTCGTATGTCACCTAACCTGTGGGCAATGGTATACCAACAACAACAGGTACATGAAGATTCTGCTTTCCCTACAGAAGCAATTAAGGGCGTTATCAATGGTGCTCGCAACATTGGTTTAATACCTAAAGGCAAAGCAGGAAACAGATACAACGGTATGGAAGGTCTTATTGTAGTTGCAGGGCTTGACCCAGCAATGGCTGGTCATACCGCAGCAGTTTGCATAGCTGTAGACATCAATACTCAAAAGCGATACTTGCTCGATGTGTCTAACCAGCAAGGCATGAAGCCAGATGCAATCCGTCAGTTGATTAAAGACTGGACAGATAAGTACTTGATTTCTGAGTGGCGCGTTGAAAAAAATGCATTTCAAGCGATGTTGACTCAGGACCGTGAGGTACGTGAATACCTGCAAACAAGAGGTGCAATACTTAAAGAACACCATACTGGACAAAATAAATGGGATACAGACTTTGGTGTTGCATCTCTTACTACTCTTTTTCATGGGTGGGAAGATGGCAATGCGCTATTAGAACTTCCATCAACCCATGCATCAGAAGGTTTAAAGGCGTTAATTGAACAACTAGTTACTTGGTATCCAGATTCACCTAAATCGCAAAAAACTGACTGCGTAATGGCATTTTGGTTTACAGAGTTAGCAATACGTGACCGTATTAACAATGCTACATCTCATGCACGAAACCATTCACGCAATTCAATGTTCTATACCAAGTATGACAAATCAACACAAATGATGGTTAATCTATCAGATTTAATTTCAATTTAAAGTAGGAGGTGAACATGGCACTATCCATTGACGATGTTAAAGATTTATACGACAGAACTCGCCGTATGTTTGATGAACGCGATACTCGCATGAATCAGGTTCTATTAGTTCGTCAAGGTAGGATGCGAGATGTTTACCCAGATTTATTTCCAGATGGACCATTTGAAAACCCTATTGTTGCCAATATGGTTGATATTGCAGCACGCGATTTAGCAGAAGTTATTGCACCTTTGCCTGCGTTTAACTGCAACTCAACATCTATGGTATCGGAAACTGCTCGCAAGAAAGCTGATAAACGCGAAGAAATTGTTAATGGCATTGTTGACTTTTCAGATTTGCAAACACAAATGTTTAATGCTGCAGATAGATATGTTACCTATGGATTTTGCGTAGCACAAGTTGAAATTGATGAAGTAGAAAAGATGCCACGCATCCGTTTCTTAGATTCAATTGGAACCTACCCAATCATTGACCGTTACAATAGGGTTACTGGTTTGTTTCAAAGAATTAACAAACCAACGCAAGAGTTAATGGCACAGTATCCTGAAATTGCACATCTTATTTATGACAAAAATAATCAATCAACTATGTCAGAGGTAGTTCGTTACCATGACAAAGACCAAGATGTTTTGTTTTTACCTCAACGTAGTTATCTTATTTTAGATAAAGCAGTTAATCCAGTTGGCAAAGTTTTAGTCCGTGCTGTACGTAGACCATCTATTGATGACCAATCACGCGGTCAATTTGATGATGTACTTGCTATTCAAGTAGCAAAAGCACGTTATGCATTACTTTCATTAGAAGCAGCAACCAAAGCGGTTCAAGCACCGATTGCTATGCCACAAGACGTACAGGAGATTGCCCTTGGACCAGATGCAATTATGCGTTCATCAAAGCCTAACGAAATTCGCAGAGTCCCGCTTGAAATACCTGCAAGTACTTTCCAACAGCAACACGTTCTTGAAAGCGAATTGCGATTAGGTTCACGTTTTCCTGAAACACGTACTGGTAATTCTGATGCTTCTATCATTACTGGTCGTGGTGTTCAAGCACTTATGGGTGGATTTGATACACAAATTAAAACAGCACACTCTATGTTTGCCCGTGCATTTACTGAACTTCTTGCATTATGCCTTGAAGTTGATGAGATGCTTTTTCCAAATGAACAAAAAGAACTTAAAGGTATCTTTAATGGTACGCCTTATGACATTACATATAAACCATCAAAAGATATTGCTGGCGATTATACAGTAGATGTTCAATATGGATTGATGGCAGGACTTGACCCAAACCGTGCTTTGGTATTTGGATTACAAGCACGTGGTGATAAGTTAATTTCACGCGATTTCTTACGTCGTCAAATGCCATTTAACTTTAATGCTACGCAAGAAGAAGAAAAAGTTGAAACAGAAGAACTTCGTGATGCTATGAAACAAGCAATTGCTTCGTATGCACAAGCGATTCCGGCTCTTGTCACACAAGGTCAAGACCCTGCAAATATTTTAAGACAACTATCTACAGTAATTAGCGAACGCCAAAAAGGAACAGCCATTGAAGTTGCAATTCAAAAAGCTTTTGCACCACAAGTTCCCCCACCTGGCGGTGCCCCTGCAGAAGTAAGTCCCGATATGACAGGGCAACCAGGTGCGGCTATGCCAGGTGAGGGGCAACCTCAACCAGAACAAGGGCAACCTGGGCAACTTCCTCAAGGGTTAAACCCAACTGGTCGTATGCAAGGCGTAGCAGCAGGACAAATAGCTCCAGGTGGTCGTCCAGATGTTCAAACGTTGCTTGCTGGTCTTAACTCTAGCGGTCAAGCTAACCTTCAATCATCCATTCTTAGACGACAACCCACTGGATAAGGAAAGGAGAAAAACCATGGCAAACACAAGCAAAGCAACCTATCCAAAGAACCAACCAGGAAAAGCAAGCAAGCCTGCTAATCAGGGTTCTGCAGGTAAAGTCTTTACCCAGCAACCTACAAAAACAGGTGTGCCTAAGGGCGGTAAGCCTGGCGCAACAGTAACAATGTTTACAAAGTTGAAGTCAGGTATACGCGGTTCAAAGTAATTATTAAACCTGAGCATGTTTAAAAACTGCTCATTATAAATTAGCGCTCTTATAGCGGAGGTAGACATGGCACAGCCAGCATCAAAAAACTTTAAAGTTTCAGCCACAGGTGGCGCAGGTAGCGCAGGACAACCAGCACAATATGTAGCAGGTATTGACAGCGCACAAGATTTTCAAGAATTAGAATCATCAGCAAAGATGAATAAATCAGGTCCAACGCTCCCTCAGGGTCGTAGCGGTGGTGCACCTGTAATGCCAATGCAAGAAATTACTCAAATGAACGCGCCTACTGAACGCCCAGATGAGCACCCAGCAACTGGTGCAGCAATGGGGCCAGGTGCAGGACCAGAAGTTTTGCCATCTACAATGATGATGGCTGCACAAAATAATCAAGATATTGCAAAACTTGCAGCGCTTTTACCTACTTATCAAAGAATTGCAGAATCTCCACAGGCAACAAATTCAACTCGCAATTATGTACGTTGGCTTGAATCACAAGTATTACAAGCTGGAGTAACTAAATGAGTTGGACAGATACACTAGGCAAAATAGCCAAAAGTGTTGGTGACTTTACTGGCATAACTGGTTTAGTACATGATGTATCTTCATCATTATCAAATACTGACCCATGGTACATTGATGGTTTAAACGTTATTAAAGATATAGGAAAAATTGCTACCACGTTACCACGTGGTGCAATCTCTGAATTAGGTTACGTTGGTCAAAAATCTTATGAAGCTGGTGGTTGGGTTCGCCAAAAAATTGAAGAAGGTGTTCTTGACACACCATTTATGTACAATAAATTTAAAAATCAAGATGAAACATACGACCAATATCGTGAACGTGTAAACCAAAACAAATCTCAAATTTCTTTAGGTCAAGCTACGCTTTCACTTTTTTCTCCAGGCAAAAATTCTGGTGATAGAAGCGGATGGTTTCAAGACTGGACTGAACATAATTTAAAGTTTATGTCTGCTGGGTTTGATTTGTTTAATCCTAATGACCGCAAAGAAGCTTTTCAAAATCAATACACAGGAAAAATTATTTCTGGTATGGAAGATGTTGTTGCTTCTACAATTATTGACCCACTTACTTTTACTGGATTTTTGGGCAAAGGTGCAGTAATTGTAAGTAAAGGTTTACGTTATGAAAACATTAATGGCAAATTAGCACGTGCAGTATTTGGTCATTTTGCTGCAACTAACGAGTCAATGGATAATATTATAACCAAAGCACTTGTTGATAAAAAAGGTCAAGCTTGGAAAGATATTAATTTTCTTGCTGAATCAAATGCATCAGGACAAGCTGGTTATTGGGCTAATAAAAAAGTAACTAACCCAGATGCTATGGCATACCTATTTGGTCGTGCAAATACACCAGAAGAAGTTGTGCAAACTTTTAAAGCTGTGCTTGGTAAAGATACTAATGCCATGGCTACTATAGCAGAAAAAGACCCAGAAGCTGCTTTAGTTTTTAATAATATGAATGAAGTGCCCCATGAATATAAAGAATTTCTTAATGGCAATTTAGATGGAGATTTATTAATATCTCCTGAATATGCTAAATCTATGAGTTCATATGTTTCAGATTTAGCAACTAATGACACTCGTTATAGAGCTGCACTTAATCAAGTTGCCACTGGTGGAACACAATTTAAATATGGATTTGAACGTGGATTTGCTAAAGGTGGCGCAATTAAAGCTGCAAAAAAAGAAGTAGCACGTACTTTTGGTGAACCAGTAGAAACTATTTTTCAAAAAACTTCATTACATCCAGCAATTCGTGTAGTTAATTATTTTAGTGAAGAACGCCCAAGCGGTATTTTTCATGTTAACGATGGTAATTCTTACCGTGAATTTAATACATTTCTTCGTGAAGCTAATGATTTGTCAAAAGGAACTTTTGGTCCTAAAGCACGTGAATTTGCAGATTCTTACCTTGCTGCACAAACAGAAGGTGAACGTTTAGACGTTATTGCTTTAGCAGAAAATGAAGCCATAACACATTTGTTTCCAGGTTATGACAAAGATACAATTAATAAAATTTATGCTATTTACGATACACGCCGTGCTAAAGCAATTCAACAACATAAAGACAAAGGTTTTGTTTCATATTTTGAAGGCGATAGCATACAACATTCAGTTAGCTTACCAGTGCTTCAAAGTGAATCAGCAAACATTGTTATTATTGCAGACCTTCGCAAACTTAAGCGTGGCATAGATGCACATAGTGGGGTTTTGCCAGGGTTGCTTAGTGGCATAGATGTTGAAGGCGCTGCTATACGTGGAAAACGTGCAGTAGCAGCACTTGATACTGTTAATGATATATTTAAAACTTCTGTACTAATGCGCCTTGGTTATACAACTCGTAACCTTGCAGAAGGACAATTATCTATGATGGCTAAAGGTTTTGCATTGCCATCAATAGTTGCCACTGGTGGAACAAAAGCAGTTGCACGTTTTTTTCATAACCGCAAAATTGGTTTTGATAGACTTTCTGACCAAGTTCTTGTTGCAACTGGTCATAGGGATGACTTTGGTGTTTTGCAAAATGAATTTGCATTAGAAACAGATAAGTTACGTTCTATTGATGCATCACGTCAAAATCTTGCAAAAGAAGTATCAAAACGTATTGCAGAAATTGAAGGAAGTACTGTTGGTCCAACTGTTAGAGAAATTACAAATGCAATTACTTCTGACATAAGTAGTGAACATGCAGTTCCAACAGAATTGGCGCAAAGATATGCTTTTGAAGATGAACTTAAACGTCTCAAAGGCGTGCTTTCAGATTTAGAATCACAAACACTTTATCATGGGTCAGCAGAAGGAATTGAACTTGACTCAAACCGTGGCTTAGCTTTATCTGCATCTCCTGGCATTGCTCGCCGTTATGCAGATGGTGGAACTATTCACAATGCTGAACAATACATAAAAACACCATCAGGTCGTCCTGGTAAATTAACTCAAAAACCTGAGGCAATGACAGCCGTAAAAGTTGCACAAAATAAACTTAATGAAAAACAAAGACAACTTGTTCAAGCGCAAAAAGATATGGCTTCTGCTGGAAGAACCCAATGGGATATTTCTTTATTAGAAAAATCTATTTTAGATTTAAAAGCTGAAGTTAAAAAAGCTAGCTCTGCTGCCAAGAACGCTGAAAAACGTGCTGTTACTACCGATGAAGCAACTCATTTACTCCGCACAGATATGATTGATGCAGTCAATAAAGGTAGAAAAGTTGAAATTGATTATAACGGTAAATGGCGACGTGTATCAGCTATAGATTACAATACACTTACACTTGCTGCCGAAGAAGGCGAAGTTAACCGCATACCATTTACTTCTCAAGGAATGGAACGTGCAGTATTTCGTGTTAATGCAGGCGGTGGACAAGTTGAACCATTCCGTGTATATGGGCCAGCAGTACATTTAACTCGTTGGTCAGATGTACCACTTGAATTGCGTGATTCTGCTTTTGGTGGAAAAGCTGCAAACTTTAAACAGTGGATAGCATCAAAAGGTTGGAGCAATCCAGATGACCCAGTGTTTAAATATATGCGTGATAATGGATTTGGTCGTGCAGTTGTAGCAGATGACCGCCGTGCCGGTGGAATTTCACATATTGCTTTGCCAGAAGCAATTGGAGCGCCAGGTAGAGATAGAGCAGTTAATTCTAAAATTTCCAACATGATGCAAAATTCTAATGTTGAATATTTGGATGAAGAACAAAGATTAACAACAAGTGCTGAACGCCGTCGTGCTCGCAAAAACTTTATTAAAAAACAACGCAGTGGCGTAAATGATATACCAGTTTCTCCTTATTACAATAAGGAAAATTTGCAAGCAATAATTAACAATGGTATTGAAGATGCTGCAGAAAATCTTATTAGAGCATACGCTCGTTCCCATGCACACCTTGATGATATGTCAAACCGTATTGGTGCCCGTATTGATGCTACAGAGTCCATGGCGGTCAAACAACGCCTTGGGTATGGTACCTCTACAATAGATGCCAATGGTCACTCCTATACCCTTCCTAAAGTCTTTGAAGGGGCTTCATGGCTCCTTAGTAGAACATCTGGTGAACAAACATGGAACGCCCAAGTTGCCGCTCAAGAGATGGCTTTTACGGCTGGTATTGGTGCTAAGCGTGTTAGCCTTATTCAGCCAAATGACCCACGTTATTATGAGGGTTGGGCAAATATTCTTAATATGCATTTTCGTAACCCTGAAACTGGCAAATTAGACCCAGTTGTTGAAAAAATTATTGATGGTCAAGATGATGAAACCATTCTTGGATGGTTTAAATTACATGAGGGTAGCCTTTATGCAAATAATACCTACACTCGCGTAGGACAAGGCTACGGTTTTACAAAAATTAAAGGTGGCGAACTTGATGAAGAACTTATCAAAAAGATTCGTACTACCCGTGGGGCTGTTAAAGCCTATATCCCAGATGATGAAACAGCTACCCTTCTTAAATCTCTTAAAGATAATGGCAAGCCAGAAACTGGCGGTGCAATTCAAAAGTTTTTAGTTGACCGTTTTGGTAGTAACCCAGAAAATCTTACACCTCTTAATGGTTTGCTTGTAACAACCTCAAAAGAATATAAAGACCAAGAACGTTTAATTGATACAATTAATCGTCGTGTTATGCGTTTTCTTGGTTCATTGCCAGAAGATGTATTTGCACGCCATCCATTGGCGAGCGCAGTTTATGATGACCAGCTTCGTAAAAATATTGCAGCAATGTCTGCATTTGCTGGTGTAGATGGTTTAACTGCAGAAGAACTTAATCGTGCAGTTAGAGCAGCACGTGAAAAATCTAGACAAGAAGTTGAAAAAACTTTGTTTACGATTATTCGCAGAACTGGTGCATCATCTAGCCAAACAATGAAATTGTTATTTCCATTTTATGGAGCATTTGAAAATACGCTTCAACGTTGGGGTGGAATGGTTGCAGAAAATCCTGCAATTGTTGCAAATACTGCACGTACCGTTGCACAAGTTATTAATGGTCAAATGGTTGTAGACCAAAATGGAAATCAAATAAAAGATTTAACACAATTAACTAAAAATGCAAATTTGGTTATTCGTGTTCCACAAGGATTTATTGATTCATTACCCAAAGGCTGGCGTGATGTAGTACAAGATTCATTTAAAAATATTCGTATACCATTATCAAGTCTTGATGTAATTACCCAAGGTCAACCTGGCAATCCAGGTGTTGGGCCTTATGCAGTGCTTCCAGCATATGTAATTCTTAAAGATAAACCTGAATTAGAAAATGCTTTTTCAGTATTTTTTCCAGCAGGTATACCTCAAAGTGCAACAGATTTATTTGAACCACCTGTCCTTAAGCGTTTAATGACCATGTGGAAAAAAGATGATTTGTATGTACGTACATTTAATCAGATGCTTCGTTATGAAACATACCGATATAATACTGGAAAACGTACAGATGCTCCAACTATAAAAGAAGTTACATCTCGTACTAACAAATTTTATATGTTACGTGCATTAACTTCTATATCTATGCCATTTTCTGTAGCACCTGAGGTTGATTTTTACCGTCAACAATACTTACAGTTGCAACAAAAGTATGCAAACTATGTTGACCCAACAACTGGCAAGCCAGAATATGGTAAAGCAGATGCTGAGTTTTTATCAATGTATCCAGACTTTTTTGAAGCAACAGTAAGTCTATCAAAAAATGTTGGCGGTATTGAACCAAGCATAGCTACAGTAAGCAACCTTAAAAAGTTTGATAACTTAATGGCTATTTCACAACAAGCAGGCGACCCAGAACTTATTGGTTTTCTTGCTAACGATGGCGATAATAAATATACATTTAGCCAAGCTGCATACCAATGGTTATATGGACATGGTGCTGCACCAGGTTCTGGTTCTAGCTACTTACAAAATCGTAGTGCTGGCGACATTATTAAAGAAGCAAACATCAAAAAAGGTTGGACTGAATATCAAGCTTTAACAAAACAAATTGATGTTATTAAAATTCAAAATGGCATTACTTCCGATAGGGACCCACAATTAAAAGTAATAAATGATGCAAAAAAATTGTGGTTAAGGTGGCAAGCTAAAAATAATCTTGAATGGTATTCAGCTTATGCTGCTCCAGATAAAGCCAAATATGAACGTCGTGCTCAAATTCTTAACACTGCACTTCATGATAAAGCATGGATGGACCAAAATGGAAAACGTACAGTAGTTAAAAATATGGCTTTATATCTTGATGTACGTTCCCAAATGGCAAAATTATTAGACCAACGTGAAAAAGATGGTGGTTCACGTAACCTTAATGCTAAAAGCAATGCAGATTTAAATTCAGCTTACGACCAATTTAGAACACAATTAATTGCTGAATCACCTGAAACAGAAAGTTTTCTTAATCGCTACTTCGCTAATGATACGGTGGTAATCTAATATGACAGCAGCTCCTGATTTTGGTGCATTATTAAAAGCTGCTATTGCTGCTTCTGGCAAAACTACTGGTGGTAGTACTAGTAAAAGTTCTGTCAGTTCTGTTAGCACAGGTGTAGTTTTTACTCCAGCAGAAGCTAATAGTGCGGTTCAAAGTGTTTATCAACAATTGCTTGGGCGTAATGCTTCTGGTAATGATTATGCTAAAGCTTATTCTATTGCCATGGCTCAATCAAAAGATACAAGTACTTATGGTAGACAACAAGCAATTATGAATGAAGTAATGGCATCACCTGAATACAAAGCTCGTCAAGACAATAAATATTTAGATGCTATTTATAATGCTATATCTGCGGATGTTAGGAGAACCCGTCAATGAGTGTTGGTGCGGTTAGCAATCCACATTTAGTAAATCAAACTCCTTATTCTAGTGATATTAATGCTTCGTCTAATGCTCTTGATGAACTTAAAGCTAAACTTAGAGAAATAAAAAATACTTCTTCTGCTGAATATATTTCAACTAAAAAGAAATTTGTTGAAGAACAAACAAAATATAATGATTTAAAAAAGAAAGATTCTGATTATAGAATACAACAACAAAAATCTAGTGATAAATCTAAGGGTGATAAAAAACAAGTTGAATTAGATATTGCTCTTACCGAAGGCAATACTGAAAAAGCTAATCAAATTGCAAGAGATATGAAAGCACTTGGCTCCGTTCCAATGCAAGACGGAAAGCCAATGGTTGGCTTTGAACTTAAACCGAAAGTAGACCAAGCTGCTCTTGATAAAGCAGCAGCAGCTAAGGCTGCAGCAGAACAAGCAGCAAAAGATAAAGCAGCAGCAGCTCTTGCTGCAAAAAATAAAGCAGCAGCAGCAGCAGCTCTTGCTGCAAAAAACAAAATCAAAGGCACTGGTACTGGCAATGGTGCTGGCACGGGTAATCCACCACCAGCTCCTGGTAAAGATGATGGAAAAACAATTTGGGTAGATGCTTTAAAAGCAACTTTTGCTCATGGTCTTGATGGAGCACAACAAAAAGAAATAACAGGCATCCTTCAAAAAGCCAAAGATAATTCTTGGACAGAATCAACATTTATGGAAGCCCTTAAAGCCACATCATGGTGGCATGATACTGCTCCAACATTACGTGATTACTTTATTCAAACCCATGACCCACGCAATGCTGCTACATTTAAACAAACATTAACCAATAAAATTGATACTATCAATGCTTCAATGGCAAAACTTGGTATTACTATTGATGGTATAGATGCAGCTACTGGTAAGGTTATTGACAATAAAGGAAAAATTAAAGAACTTGCATCTCTTGCTTTACAAAATGGTTGGGATGATAACCAACTTGACCAATACCTTGCAAAAAAATCTGATTTAATTTTTACTGGTGGCGGTGCCATTGGTAGTTATGTAGACCAAATTAAACGTCAAGGACTTCTCTATGGCATATCATACGATAACAATTCTCTTGCTGCAATGCAGCGTGATTTGCTTGACCTAAAATCTGGAAAAGATGCACAATGGTATTTAAACAATATTAAACAAAAATCTATTGATGCTAACCCAGCTTTTGCTGCTTCTCTTAAAGAAGGTCGTACTTTGTATGATATAACAAGTTCATATAGAGATAAAATGTCACAACTTCTTGAAGTTGACCCAAGTAATATTACTTGGAATGACCTTATGAATAAAGTTAATAAACCAGATGGAACAGTTAGCACTCTTGCTGATTTTACTAAAACTGTTAAAACAGACCCAATGTGGCAGTATACCAAAAACGCTAAAGAAACTTACAGCAATATGGCTGTAGATTTGATGAAGCAGTTTGGATTTACAGGATAATGGCAAGATATAATGAACAAGATGACTTGATGTATGAAACAGATTATGGCAACCGCGGAAAAGAAACATCAACAACCGATGCATCTCAAGAAGAAACAACACCTTCACCATTTGTAGCTACAACAGGAAATGGCAAATTAAATGGACCATTTGTAACTACAACAGAAGATGGCGATGATGAACCACCCGATGAACCACTTCCAGGTCCTAAAGATGCTAAAGTTTATACAGCATCAGATGGCACAACTTTTACAGATGAAAATGCTTTTGCAACTTACGCTGCAAGTTTAATTGCTTCTGCTGCAAGTGGAAAAGCTAGTGATGCTGCAGCAGCATTGTTAGATGAACAAGACAAAATTTATCAACGTAGACAAGCAGAAGCAGATGAACAAAGAAAAAATGACAAACGTTTAGCAAATACTACTGCACTTGAAGATTTCAAAGCTAATCTTAAATTTGCTGGTCTTGATTCTTTGGCTGATGTAATGGATGAGTATATTAAACAAGATTTAACTGCTTCGCAAATAAAAATTAACATTCTTAAAACACCAGAATATGCACAACGTTTTCCTGGTATGAAAGCTTTACAAGATAAGAACATGGCTATCAATGAAGCTACATATATTTCAATGGAACGCGGTTATCAGCAGACATTGCGTGCCTATGGTTTAAACAATGATGTTCTTGGAACACGTGAAAGACTTGGTGGGCTTATTGCTAACCAAGTGTCACCTTCGGAGTTTGAAAGTCGTGTGTCTACAGCAGCAGATAGAGTAAGTAAAAATACTGATGTAATGGCTGCTCTCCAAAATTACTATCAAATTAGTCCAAGCACAGCGATTACTTGGTTGCTTGACCCTAAGGTTGGCATAGAACTTGTTAACAAAGAAGTTCGTGCAGCCGAAATTGGTGCTGCAGCAGACCAAGCAGGATTTAAAAATGTTGGTGCCGGAGTTGCCGAGTCATTTATCAATGCCTCTGGCAAACAAGATTTGACTGCTCTTAAAGCAGAATTTGGTAAAGCATTTAACTTTGCACAACAACAAGGTCGCCTTGAAGATATTGAAGGAACAGATAAGAGTGGCAATGATATATCTGCCATTAAAACAATTCTTGAACAAAATCAATCAGAGATGCTTCAATCTCAACTACGTGCTCAACGCGAAATATCACGCTTTAGTGGTAATTCTGGCTTAGGCACCATGTCACTTCGCAGCGAAAGCGGAGTATAAAAGAATCCCCACCCTGACCGACCAGCCCAGGGGGGAGTAAGAGTCTGGTAGCAATAGCCAATGTGGTTTCCCCAAATCATATTTGTGGATTGTGAATACAACTAACTAAGGGAGATAGGTAGATGGCTACCAATTACGAATACGATGACGAAGATGATTTCACAGAAGAATCTGGAGATGTCGTAAAGCAACTACGCAAGGTTAATCGAACATTAGAAAAACGTTTGAAAGACCTTGAACAAGAAGCAAATACGTTCAGAGTTCAAGCTCGTCAACGTACCGTCAAGGATGTTTTATCAGCAAAGGGTATCAATCCAAAAGTCGCAGCATTTATACCTCAGGACATTGATATGACAGAGGAAGCCGTGTCAGCATGGCTTGAAGAATACGGCGATGTATTTGGTGCAAAGCCAGCAGAACCTGACGATGTTCAGGAAAAAAATGTACCTGATGCAAGTGCACAATCAAGAATTAACAATGTTATTTCTTCGGGAACACCACCAAGTGTTGATGAAGATTCACTTTCCAAAATTCTTAATGCTGCAAGTGCTGCTGATTTAAGTAAAATCCTTGGTATAACAACTTATAACTAACAACTACCAATCACCAAGGAGGTGAACTATGGCTACAGTTTATACAGATACATCCGCTATTGCGGGTTTAATCAAAACTGCTTATGACCGCTATGTAGAGTTCGCGCTTCGTGCTCAACCATTGATTCGTTCAGTGGCAGACAAGCGCCCAGCTCAACAGGCGATGCCAGGTTCAAGCGTTGTATTCTCACTCTACAACGATTTGTCACCTGTTACATCGTCTTTATCATCAGAATCAACTGACCCAGATGCTGTTGCTCTGCCAGATGTTTCTACCGTTTCTGTTTCACTTGCTGAATATGGAAACGCTTCACTTGTAACTCGCAAGTTGCAGTTGTTCTCACTCTCAGATGTTGACCCAGCAGTTGCTGACATCATCGCGTTCAACATGGCAGACTCGCTAGACAAGATTGCAATGGAATCATTGCGCCAAGGAACCAACGTAATTTACGGTGGAAGCCGTACATCAACTGCAACAATTACAGCAACTGACACAATCACTGCTGCAAACATCCGTAAGGCTGTTGCTAAGTTGCGTTCAAACAAAGCTGTACCACGTGAAGGTGCACTTTATTGGTGCGGTATCCACCCAGAAGTTTCACACGACCTTCGTGCTGAAACTGGTGTTGGTGGATGGAATGACATGCACAAGTATGCAGAAACAGGTACAGGTCAGTTCTGGCCTGGAACCATTGGAACATTTGAAGGTGCCTACTTTGTAGAAACCCCTCGTATGTACCGTGGCGTAGATGGTGCTGACCAGTCAGCACTTGCTACAACTGCAGTAACTGTTGCTGCAGCATCTGCTGCATACACATTTGGTGTGGCTTCATCATCTGTTATCGCTACTTCTGCAGAAGCAGGAGATAAGGTTTCAGGTACAGGTATTGCATCTGGTGCAAAGATTACATCTTTGGTTACATCAGGTTCAACAACAACCATCACAGTTGACACAGCACACTCTGGTGCTGTTACAGCGACAACCACTATAACCGTAACTCCAGTGGCTGCTAACTACCGCACAATCCTTGCTGGAAAGCAAGCACTTGCTGAGGCAGTAGCGCAGGAACCAAACGTTGTTATCGGACCAGTCGTTGACCGTTTGATGCGTTTCCGTCCTATCGGATGGTATGGCGTACTTGGCTTCGCTCGTTATCGTGAAGCTGCTCTTTACCGCATTGAAACTGGTTCATCCATTTCTGCATAAAGAAACAGTAGTTGAGGGGGTGGGGCAACTTGCCCCCTCTCTATATTAATAAGGAGAAACCATGGCGCAGTACAGATTTGTACCACCTACAGTATTTGAAACACCTATGGGTTGGGATAGATTATTTATTCGTTATGGTATTCATCGTGGGGTTACTGTCATGATGATTGATGGACAGTATTCATCTTACCGCTTTCCTAGTCAAACTGAAATGGCTACAGCTTCAGAAGTTTATCTTGGTGGGCATGAATATATTATAGATGAAAAAACAAAAACAAGACTTACCGATTCAAATATTGGTGGCAACTACGGAAGTAATATAACAACAATATGAGTTTGCATAGAATACAAAAACATCCAGAGTTTGTTGAAGGATGTTTTGGGTGCAAAATAAGTACACTTGAATTAGGAACAGGCGATGCTGGGCGTGCTGATTCTATGTCACAAAAAAAATGGAATAGAGAACTAGACCTTTATAAGTCTGCCCGTAGGCAAGGAATACAACCAGCAGGAACTTCTAGCAAACAAATTCAAAAAGCAATAGATGATTCCAATAAAGTTGGCAAAGCTTTTGATGCCAACACTAATAGTTTTAAAGGATAGATATGACTGCCATTGTAGGTATTCAGGGAAAAGGTTGGGCTGTAATAGCTGCAGATTCCATGACTACGTATAATGACAAACCATATTATTCAAAAGATATTAATAAAGTTGTACGCAAAGGTGAGTATGTATTTGCTTTTGCTGGTGATGCTATTGCTGGAAATATAGCAGAGTTTTTATGGAATCCACCAAAGTTAATTAAAACAATGTCACTTAACGCTTTTGTACAATCCAAGGTATTGCCATCGCTTAGGTGGACAATGCTTGAGCAAGGTTATTCCCCAGATAAAACAAAAGATTCTGATTTTGGGTTTGATGCTCTTTTGTGTTTAAACGGAATTATTTATGAAATTGATGAAAGTTTTATGTGGTCACGTGATGACCGTGGATTATATTCAGTAGGTAGTGGAGGCGATATAGCCCTTGGTGCATTAGCCACTGGTTTTAATAGAACTTCTATAAAGTCAGCAGAATCTGCTGCACGTAAGGCAATAAGAATTTCTGCCGATTACACAATTAGTGTAGGTGGAAACATCAAAGTAATCACACAAAAGGGGAATAACATGGCAATGGCAAAAAAGAAAATTACACCAGCAATGAAGAAGAAGGCTTATGCAATGCAGGAAAAAGCTGAACCAAAAGCTACAAAAGCTAAAGAAATGAAAGCTGGTTTAGCAATGATGATGAAGAAAGGCAAGTAATCATGTGCACAACATGCGGATGCGGAAGTCCTCAAACAAATCAAGATGATAATTTTGGAACAGTAAATCCTTACGGAATCATGGGTTCAGAAGTTTATAAGCCAACAACCCTTGGTCAAAAGTAATGGCAGTTAAAAAGGGAATGGGTTTTGCTGCTGCTCAAAAAAACATTAGCAAAAAACAAGGAATCCCAATGAAAAATGCAGGAGCAATTCTTGCAGCAGGTGCACGTAATGCATCCACTTCTGCAAAAAAAGCAAATCCAAATCTTAAAAAAGTATTAGGAAAAAAGGGTAAGTAAATGGCAAAATCCCCAGCTTGGCAACGTAAAGAGGGCAAGTCACCTACTGGTGGATTAAATGCTAAGGGCAGAGCTTCTGCCAAAGCAGAAGGTCATAATCTTAAAGCTCCTGTTAAATCTGGAGATAACCCACGCAGAGCATCTTTTCTAGCCCGTATGGGCGGTATGCCTGGGCCTGAACGCAAACCTAATGGAGAACCTACACGCTTATTGCTATCGCTTCAAGCTTGGGGTGCATCATCAAAAGCAGATGCTAAATCAAAAGCTGCTGCTATTTCCAAAAGAAATAAAGGAAATAAATGAAAAAAGAAGTGTGGGATACAAAAAATCCTAATAAAAAATCTACACCATTATCACCTGCTGCTAAAGCATCAGCTAAAGCTGCTGCTAAAAAAGCTGGTAGAAAATATCCTAATCTTGTAGATAATATGAGAGCAGCACAAAAGAAAGGCAAGTAATTATGGCAACTGGATATGTAGGAAGCACGCTTGTAGCTGAGTTAAATAGGCTTGGTAATGCTGGTACATATCCAGCCCGTACTGCTTTTCTTGAAGAAGCTGGTGCTGCTAATCAATGGCTTAATATAAATTGGCATACAACAGTTCATGCTGTAGTTAGTTCTCCAACCACTGGTGTTTATGCACCAGGAACAACAGGTGCCGATGGTGGTACTGGTGTTGGTGCAACTATTACTGCAGCAACAAATGGAGCTGGTTACACAGTAGATGGACACGCCATGGCATTAGGTGAACGTGTTGCATATATTGCTAATACAGATTCTAAGACTAATGGAATTTACATAGTAACAAGTCTTGGTAGCGCATCAACTAAATGGGTAGTAACTCGTTCAACAGATTACGACAATGGAACACGTGCTGCAATGGTTTCTATTGGTGATTACTTTGGTCCAATTCAAGCAGGAACTGTAAACATTGGAAAGTATTTTCGTATGAACGCCACCGGAACTGGAGTTAATGGTTCCATTGTTATTGGAACAGACAACATTACTTTTGGAGAAATATCTCAACCAGTTTTTCCAGCACAACTTGAAACAGTACATGCCCTTAATTTAAAAGCAGACCCACTTCGTACTCCAGCAAACTTCAAAGGGTTTAATGCAATTTGCAATGAACTTGCTGGCACCGTTAACACTGCACCAACAGCAGCATTAAGGAGCATAAATATATGAGTACGCTTGAACAACTTACTGACCGTGTTGAAACATTGCTTCATGGTTTTACTATGAATACAGAATCAACAACTTGGCTTACTGGTGCTGTTACAAATGCAACAACAACTACATTATCTTTATCTGATGCAACAGTAGTAAGCCGTGGTTTTTTGCAAATTGATGAAGAAATTGTTTATGTATCTTCAATTAGCAGTGCTGATAACACAGCAACACTTGCCCCATGGGGCAGAGGACAACGTGGAACAAATGCCACAACACATGCAAATTTATCTAAGGTAACAGTTTCTCCACTTTACCCACGTTATGAAATTAAAAAAGCTATTAACAACACTATTGATGCTATGTATCCACAAGTATTTGGTGTAGGTGCATATTCATTTTCATACGTTGCAGCAAAAACAACTTACTCTTTACCAGTGGCTGCTGAACAAATTCTTTCTGTAACACATTCCGTTATTGGTCCATCTAAAGAATGGCTGCCAGTACGTGCATGGCAAATTGATAGAACTGCTAATCCAACAGCATTTGGAGATGGAACAGCATTTGGTCATAGCCTTAGCGTTTACTCACCAATTGTTCCTGGACGTACAGTTAACGTTGCCTATGCAAAGCGCCCAACTTTATTTGATATTAGTACTACAGCATCTACGTCACAAGAATTATCAACTGTAACTGGTATGCCATCGTATGCAGAAGATGTTGTTCTTTATGGTGCAGCTTTTCGTATGGTATCCATGATTGACCCAGCACGTATGGGTCCACTTTCTGCAGAAGCAGATTTAGTTGATAATCAACGTGGTTCAAAAACAGGAGAAAATTCTGCTCGATTTCTTTTCAATATTTATCAAACCCGTTTGGGCGAAGTTGCTGACAATTTACGCCGTCAGTACCCAATTCGTTCCCACTACCAAAGATAGGTAAACCATGGCAGCAGGCGACCCAGGCACACGAAAGCGGAATTATTCCGCTACTGCAGTTCAGACTACACTCAATGGCTCAATGTCGGCAGCTTCAACTGGCGATGTAACAACAAGCGTATCTGTTTTATCCATTAGCGGTTTTCCAGGAACATATCCGTACACACTTATTATTGCTCCAGATACTTCTAAAGAAGAAGTAGTTACTGTTACTGGAGGTGTTGGAACAGCACTTAACATGGTGCGTGGTCAAGATAATACTCCTGCAGTAGCACACGCTGCTGGTGTATCTGTTCGCCATGGTGTATCTGCCCGTGAGTTTAAAGAATTACAAACACATATATCTGCTCGCGGTGTTGATACCGATACTGCTTTACTTAACAATGTTGATAGCCATGTACACGGAATTGTTACTGGCGAAGGCGATGTAGTTGGAACATTAAAAAATCAAACTCTTAGTAATAAAACTTTTACTGGTTCATTTACAGCCAGTACTGCTACATTTGTAAGCCCAACACTTACTACGCCAACAATTAATGGCGGTACTATTACTAGCATTTCTGCCCTTACTGGTCTTGTAAGTTCTGGACTTACCCTTACATCTGCTACACCTAAATCATACGTAGATGCAAAAGTTGCATCTGCTACTGGATTTAACGCTGTATATCTTGGAGCCTATGCATCTGCACCTACAACAGATAATGCTGGTGGCACGCTTGTAGTTGGAACTCTCTACTTTGACACCGTTGCTGTATTGATGAAAGTATGGAGTGGTACATCATGGGGCAATATTGTAACTGGAGCGCAAATATTTCGTTACAAATATACAGCAACCAGTGGTCAAACAACTATATCTGGTACAGATTTAAACGGACAAACATTATCTTATGTAGCAGGTTTTGAATTATTTTATTTAAACGGTGTGCTTCTTGTCCGTGGTACAGATTACACAGCAACTAATGGAACAAGTATTACTGGTATTGCACCAATGCTTGTTAATGACATTATTGAAGTAATGGTACTTTCTCAATTTAATCTTTCTAATGGTTTAACTACATCATCATTTACTGCCAAAGGCGACATGATTATTGGTACTGGTACCAATACACAAAGCACTCTTATTGTTGGTGCCGATGGTTATTATTTAAAAGCTGATTCAACAACAAGTACTGGACTTCGTTGGGCACCAGTTATTCCTTATTCACTTCCATCACAAACTGCAAACACTAATAAATTTTTATCAACAAATGGAACTATTGAATCATGGTCAAGCATTACTCTTGGTTCAACAACAGTTGGTACATCTGCTGTAACAACTATTGTTGGATTAACAAAACTTCAATCAGTTGCTTATACGCAACTTGATGCAGATAGTAAAGAACTAGATATATCCCTTATGTGTCTTATGGGCGCTTACTAATAGAAAAGGTAGTAATTAATGGCTACAACAACTAGGGCGCTGTTCCGTGGAGCAGCAACCACATCAACATCAACAACACTTTATACAGTACCAACTATTGCAACATCAACTGTTGTTACAAATATAGTAGTTTCTAATACAGCAGCATCTACTTCTACAGTAACCATTGCTATTGATGGTGTTAATTTATTACCTACAGTAAACATTGCTGCTAACTCTGTAGCAACTTTTGATATGAAACAAGTTATTCCTGCAAATAACCCAGTAAAGATAATTACTGGTGGAGCTTCAACAACTGCAGTAACAATTCACATTAGTGGGGTGGAGATAGTCTAATGGCATCAACAACATTTCCTTTAGCAGCTTCTAGCGTAGTTGCGCCACGCGATTTAACTTTACAGCAAACTATTACATCTGGAACCTCTGTAACAATTCCTGCTGGTATAACTTGGGTATACGCAGTTGTTATAGGTGGTGGAGGTAGCGGTGGCGGTGGAGCAGGCGGTGGAGGAGTTAACTCTGGTAATACTAACGTTGGGTGTGGAGGTGGTGGAGGTGGTGGAGGTGGTGGAGGTGGAGCCATAGTTTATGGTTGGGTTCCTGCATCTGCAACTTGTTCTATTGGAGCAGGTGGTTCATCTGTTGCAGGTGGAGCAGGTGGTTTGTTTGCTAATAATGGAAGTTCTGGAACCGTAGGAAATACTGGTGGTACTACTCGTTATTCAACTCTTATAGCAGGCGGTGGAGGCGGTGGAAGCGGTGGAACAGGTGGTGGAGCAGGCGGTAACAATGGTGTAAACGCTTCCCATCCTGAAGGAGCTGGAACTTTAGGTGGAGCTGCTGGTGGTGGTGTTGGTCTTGGCGGTGGTAGTCAATCAGGAACTGGTGGAATAATTGGTGGTGGAACTAGCCCAACAACTATAGCAAATATGTTTAATTACTCTACTACTGCTTGGAATCCAACTTCAAACGCTGGTACACAAGGTGGAGCAGGTTCAACAAGTACTTCTGGTTCTCCTGGGCCTGCTGCAATTGCTTCAAGTTTATCTATTGGTGCATCTTCTGGCGCTTCTGGTGCAGGCGGTGGTGGTGGAAGTACATCGGGGTCCGCGGCTGGAGCAGGTGGTGCAGCAAGTCAAACAGGTGCAGCACCAATTCCAGGTGGAGCAGGTGGTGCAGGCGGTGGTGGTGGAAGTGGTGGAGCTACTCCTGGCGCTGGCGGCACAGGCGGTGCTGGTGTTGGAACACAAACAGGTTTATTTGGTTCTGTAGGTGGTCTTGCAAATGCTGGTAGTGCTGGAGTAAATAGCAATACAACACCAACTACTGGCGGTAATGGTGGAGCTGGAACAAATGGAGGCGGTGGGGGTGGTGGTTCAGGTGGTGGAGGAACTGGAGCACCTGCTGCTGGTACAAGTGTTGCTAATGGTGGAACTGGTGGAAGCGGTGGAGCTGGTGGCAATGGGGTTATTCTTCTTTATTACTAATAGTTAGGAAAAATAATGACAATTAAATTTGAATATAAATCTATTTGTTGTGGACATGAATATATTGAACAACGTGAAAAAAATAGACCAATGATATTTTCTATTTGCAATAAATGTGGAAATGATAATTATGAATTAATTAAAGAAACAATTCTTGCTAATGAAATAGAAGTAGTGCCTCATGAAGAAATAATTGAAGTTAATGAAATAAATACATTTGCATTAACAGCACCAAAAGAATAGGGGATAAGTAATGTCAAGAGCAAGAGATTTGGCAGATTATGCAAGGTCTGCAGCAAACGTAACCACAGACGATAAAGTTTTGGTTGAAATTTTATTAACAATGGGAGTATAACAAATGGCAACTACGCTTTATAAAGTACTTGGACAAGTGGCACCTTCTGCTGCTACAGCTACAACTTTGTATACAGTTCCTGCTGCTACACAAACTGTTATATCTACTCTATCTGTTGCTAACCGTGGAACTAATAGTGCTACTTATCGCATAGCTATTCGCCCTGCAGGTGCAACTCTTGCCGACAAACATTACATTACCTATGAAACACCAATTATTGGTAGTGACTCAACAATGTTTACTATTGGCATAACACTTGGTGCCACTGACGTAATTACTGTATATGCATCAAATGCAAACTTAACCTTTGGAGTGTTTGGAAGTGAGATTTCCTAATGGCAATTAATAGAGTAAATACCAGTGGTTCTGTCTTTACCCCAAATGAGGTACTGTATGACCCAACTAATAAGTTGCGTACATCAAGCCCTCAAGCATTGATTGATACTGACTTTGAGTATGGTATTCAAAATTCTAAATGGGAGTCGCTTGGTCTTATTAGCAACCGCCCATTTGCATACCAATACCCAGTAGCCCTTACTAACATTTCTACTATTACACAAAATACAAACTCTCGTACAGTTACAGTTGCGCTTACTACACCTGCTGCTTCTACCCCAAATGCTATTGCTGCTTCTACTCCTGCTACTGGTTTCTTTACTGTAACTACTGCTGCTAACCATGGATTACAAGCTGGTCAATATGTAACTATTGCAGGTGTATTAACTACTCCTGCATACAATGGAACATTTCTTATTTACTCAGTTCCATCAGTAACAACATTTGTTATTCAAAGTATTGTTACTGGTACTGCTACATTTTCATCACCTACTGCTACTGGCGGTGTAGCCCCAATTAATGGTACACCTATTGTAATGCAAGATTCATTTCTTACCATTGCCAATGGTAACTTTATTGTTGAATCAGGTGGCGGTACTGGTTCATTTACATACACAGCACGTGCTACCAACTCAACATCATTAACATCTTTGTACGATACAAACAAGACAAACTTATTTGCTGGTGCTTTGTATACTGGTGCATCTATTGGTGCAACTGGTACTGCTACATTTACCCCATCGGGTAATAAAATTACTGTTGTCACTGGCGTACCTCATGGGTTATCCGTAGGTAATGAAGTTGCAATTACTGGTGTAACTAATACTGGTCAAACTGCTAATGGTTCATTCCTTGTATCACAAGTTACCAATCCTACAACATTTGCTTATTGGGTTATTGGTGGTACTCCACCATCTGGTTTAAACGTAAGTGCTGCAAACGTTTACGTTCGCCCACAAGCCCAGTTCTTGCACCGCCCATTTGATGGCGGTGTTATTTTTTCAGCTAACGCAGGTTCTAACTATGAACAAGCTATTCGTCAGACTCGCCGTTACTTCCGTTATCAGTCAGGTAAAGGTATCCAGATGTCATCTGGAACAATCCTTAAACCTAATTTTCAAGTTGACTCACTTACTTGTTCAGCCTCTGGCGGTATTGTAACTGTTCAAACAAAAGAAAAACATAACATCCAACCTAATACAACTATTACTGTATTTGGTGCAAATGAAACAGCATACAACGGTACATTTACCGTAGCATCTGTAACTGGGTTTAACACATTTACTTATGTAACTGCTGGTTCCGTTACACCTTCTGCCCTTATTGCATCTGGTTTATATTACGTTGCAATTACTGGTTGGTATGGAGCAGCAAGCCGACTTGGTTTATTTGATAATCAAAACGGTGTATTTTGGCAATTTGATGGACAAACATTATCCGTTGTAAGGCGCAGTTCTACTTACCAAATTGCAGGTAGAGCAAGCGTAACAAATGGTGGTAATACTATTACACAAACAAGTTCATCATTTCCAACAAGTTTTTCTAAACAACTTTCAGTAAATGATTTCATTGTAATCCGTGGACAATCTTACCGTGTAATTGATATTGCTTCTGATACAAGCATGACAATTAGCCCATCTTACCGTGGCGCTACTGCAACTAACGTTATTATGTCCAAGACTGTTGATACAGTAATTCCTCAATCACAGTTTAACCTTGACAAAATAGATGGCACCGGCCCATCAGGTTACAACATTGACCTCAGTAAAATGCAAATGTTTTATATTGACTACACATGGTATGGCGCTGGCTTTATTCGTTGGGGTCTACGTGGTCCAGATGGAAACGTTTTCTATGTCCATAAGTTAGCTAACAATAACGTTAATACCGAAGCATACATGCGCTCAGGTAACTTGCCTGGTCGTTATGAATCATCAATTATCCCACCATATACACAAGCTACTGCAGCTATTGGCGCATCTGATACAACTCTTACTGTTAGTTCAACAACTGGTTTTCCAACATCAGGAACATTACTTTTGCGCCGTGCATCAGAAGGTCATGAGTTTGTTCAATACACAGGAACAACATCAACAACTTTTACTGGCGTAACTCGTTCTCCTGCAGGAACAACATCAGTTGCATTAACAGTGGCATCAGGTTCAAACTCGGCAACTGCTGCATCAACTTCTGGTTTAGCCGTTGGTATGCGTGTGCTTGATACTACTACTGGTTACGTTCCAGATGGAACATTTATTTCTGCAATTAGTGGAACAACATTAACGCTTAGCCAAGCAGTCACTGGTGCTAACCCAACTGTAGTTATTCCACCTATGGGCAATAACGCTGGTACTGCATATTCATTATCTACAACTAACCCAGTATCTATTGAATTGGCATATCCAACATTCTCACCATCAATATCTCACTGGGGTACATCGGTAATTATGGATGGTCGTTTTGATGATGATAAGTCACTTCTTTTCACCTACGGTCAAAATGCTTATACAACTATTGCAGCAGGTGCATCGGCTGCGCTAATGACAATTCGCGTAGCACCATCTGTTGATAATGGTAAGCCAGGACCTTTTGGTAGCCGTGAAGTTATTAACCGTATGCAGTTAGTTTTACGTGCACTTGATATTACAACTAGCACTGCATCTGCACAGCTACTTGTTACTGCTGTACTTAACGGTATTCCTAGCACAGCAACTACATACACCAACGCAGTGCGTGACTCGCTTGCTGCTAACAACTCAAGCCTTGCACAAATTGCAGATTATGCTGCAGGTTCTACCCGTGTTTATGGTGGTGAAGTAACAGGTGGTTTCTTCGTAGCAACTACAGGTTCTATTGATTTATCTTTGGTTAGAGATTTAGGTAACTCTATCCTTGGCGGTGGCGCAGCAACTGCTGATTTAAACGCTTATCCAGATGGGCCAGATACATTAACCATTGTTGTTACCAATCTTGGTGGTGCTCCAATATCTGCACTTGGTCGTCTGTCTTGGTCAGAAGCTCAAGCTTAATAAACTAAGGGGGTAAGAACGTGGCATCGTTACCACCAGACATTACCGAGCGCACGATAATTGATTTATCGGGGCGCACAGCAGCAAATTATGATTTAAGCGGTAATGCATTTGATATTGCTATCGGAGGGTTGCCATTCATTATGGCAATCACCGATAGCACTCCATATAAACGTCAGACTGCAGAGTTCAGAGCGCAACGTGTTGACCAGATGCGTGACCCAGGAGAACACACTCTTGCTGGGTCAGGCTACTGGACACGTAGCCAATCATCTTGGCACTATGGGCAAGGTATTCAATTTACTGAGCCAATGGAAGGCAACGACCATGAAGTTCGTTTTCGCTTTCGTGACTCATACGGCATTGATATTTGGACACCTGGACAAATCAGTTTACTTAAAAGTACAAATTTAGTTCAAGCTTTTAGCGGAGCAAGTAAGATTGTTACTGGTAATGATGGAGCAAATACCGTCATAATTGCTGCAGATTTAAGCACAACTCCAACTACTGCACTTTATAAAATTACTTCTGGTGGCACATCTACTGCTTGGATTGCTGGTTCAGCTATTGGTTCAGGAACAATTCTTGATATAACCTCAGATGGTACATACGTTTATGTTGCTACTGCTACAAAAATATATGACATCAATATTACTACTGGCACAGTTCATGACCAATATACATTTAACACAACTAATGCTTCTAATATAACAATGAGCTATGTTAAGTCACGTGTAATTGCTGGTGTTACTTATACAGATAATACAAAGGCAGCACTTGAACTTGCATTTCCTGGCAAGTTAACTGCTGGTGCAACAGTTAATATATCTACCCTTACAGCAATCAATGGTTCAACAACATTGCCTCAGGGTTGGAAATTTACTGCAGTTGAAGAAGGCAGAAATGCTATTTACCTTGCTGGTTCTGCTGGAGATTATTCAGGTATTTTAAAGTTAACTGTAGATGGTGCTGCTGTTTTATCTGCTTTAAGCATGAACGCAACTTTACCCAAAGGCGAAATGATTACTGGTTTATACAGCTATCTTGGTACATACCTAGCCATTGGTACAACTAAAGGTGTGCGTGTAGCAACAAGTGATACCTCTGGTGATTTAACTTATGGTCCACTTAATTTACATACAGATTACCCAATATATTGTTTCGATGCTAGAGATTCATACATTTGGTGTGGGTTACAAAATGCAATAAATGGTTACTCCGGCACATTTCGTTTAAACTTAGCCCAACCAATTACATTGTCTGGTTATGCTCAGCCAATTTCTACTGGAGTATATGCCAGTGCATCTGATGTTTATGCCGATGGTATCTACGGATTGGTGCGCTCGCTAAGAACAGTGGGTGCAAACCTTGTTGCTTTTAGTATTGATGGCTCAGGGGTATGGCTACAACATCCATACAATTTAGTTAGTAGTGGTGTCATACGCCATGGGCGTATTCGTTATGACACCATGGAACCTAAGGCATGGAAACGTATACGTGTAAGAACTAAGAATGATGTTTCTACAGGTGATGTTATCATGTCCAAAATTGATGCAGTACTTGGCGACCAAATAATTACAACTATTGCAGAAGGACAGAGCAGTGGTTTTGATTATGATTTATCTGCCGCATATCCAGAGGTATCATCGGATGCATCGTTTAAACTAGAGTTACTACGCAGTGCAACTGATGCTTCAACTGGAGCAGTTGTTATTAGTTTATCTGTTAAAGCCTTACCTACTCCAACTCGTACTCGCGTACTACAAATTCCAATATTTTGTTATGATAAAGAAACAGATAAAACAGGAAATATAGTTGGTTATGAGGGTTACGCAAGAGATAGATTGAACGCTCTTGAATCAGTAGAAAGCACAGGAGCAACTTTAATATTGCAAGACTTTACTGCAGGTGGAGAACCATTTGAAGTAATCATTGAACAAGTTTCGTTTACTCGCTCTACCCCATCTGCACGTAACTACTCAGGCTTTGGTGGAATTATCCAACTTGTAGCCCGAACGATTGCATAAAGGAATCTATTATGTCATCTGATACAGCAACAATTGTTTATTCTTATTTCTTCGTAGCAGCAGCTTTGTTTGGTGGACTTGCTTTGATTGCTAAACACACCATTACTAAACATACAGAAGAACTTAAGGATAAATTAAATCGTATTGAGTATGCGCTGTATAACGATGGCAAGACTGGGCTTATTAATAAAGTTGAAGAACTATTAGAAAATCAACAGCTAATTAAAATTGACGTAGAAATAATGAAATCAAAGGACAACTCATGCAACAAGTAGACAAAGTAATTGAAGTAGCTCTAGCTGAAGTAGGCACTCTTGAGCACCCCGTTAATAAAACAAAGTACGGAAAATGGTATGGTCTTGATGGTCAACCATGGTGTGCAATGTTTGTCAGTTGGTGTTTTGCAGAGGCAAATGCCACAAACCTTATAGCCCAATCCCCTAAGGGATATGCAGGTTGTGAGTCATTTGAGGCGTGGGCTAAAGCTAAAGGTTTGACAGTGCCAGTTGCACAAGTGCAAGCTGGTGACATTCTTCTCTTTGACTTTAGCCATGCCAATAAATCTGAACATACAGGAATAGCCCTGGGTTACAATAAAAATACTCACCTGATAGATACCGTTGAAGGAAACACTAGCGGTGGCAACGGAAGTCAATCCAATGGTGATGGCGTTTATTTAAAGCACCGTGCACCAACCACAGTTCGTTTAGTTGTTAGACCGAAATGGAGCAAGTAATGAATAAAAAATATCAAGAACATATCACAACCATTGCTGGTACATACTTTCGTGCTTTCATTGCTGGCGCAGTTACAGCATATACGCTAGGTAAGACACAGCCAAAAGATTTTATTACTGCAGGTATAGTTGCAGTACTCCCAATAATTATGCGTTGGGCAAATCCAAAAGATTCATTTCCAAAAAAAGGATAACAGTTTAAACAAAAAAGCCCCTCGCTTTATGCGGGGGGCTTTTTTGCTTTTCTATTCGCGTGTTGAAAGCATTTTCTTTAATGCATTTAAACGGCGTAGCCGTTCTATTTGTTCTACACGCTTTCCATAAAAATAAAAAAATGTACTACATGCAATAATTATAAAAATACTTA